GCACCAGAAAATAAAACGGTTGGAACAACAAAAAATGCACAACTTGAACCCGGAAACATTACGATATCTGTTTATCTAAAAACTTTAGAAGATTTAGGGATTGATATTGATCTTGGTGATTATATAGGATATTATGATAGTGAAAATTTTGTAAGATATTATACTGTTGTAAATGATGGTAGAGTAACTTCTGATTTTAAACACACATACAGAGGAATTCGTCCATTCTATAAAAGTATCACTGCGGCTCCTGTTGGACCTAATGAATTTAGAGGATTATAATAAATGGCTTTACCTAAAAAAATAAAAAAATATATCCCACTTACGGAGGAAAAAACTCTTTTACCTAGAAGAAGAGAACTTCGTGATATGATTGAGGCCGATGGAACATTTCTTCCTAAAAGTTTACTACATGCAGATCTTGATAGAGGGTTTTTAGATTTTGTAAGAGACCAACTAACTTGTGTTGTTGAGGGAAAAACAATTCCAATGATTGATATTTTAATTACAACACAAAACTGGGCACAATTTACAGAGACTTGGGACTTCCAAAACATTGATAAAAATACAGAACCACCATTCATAACGGTAATAAGAACTCCGGAGGTCAAATACGGAAATAATCCGGCGATAGTTTATAATATTCCGAATAGAAAATTATACTTTTATATGAAAGTACCAACTTGGGACGGAAATAAAAATGGGTATGACATTTATAAAATACCACAACCGGTTCCTTGTGACATTACATATACAGTTGCAATTGTTTGTAATAGAATGAGAGAGATTAATAAATTTAATCAAATTATTCTTGAGAAATTTTCATCATTACAATCTTATCAAACAATAAAAGGACATTATATACCATTAAAACTTAATAGTATTGCTGATGAATCGGTGATGGAACTTGAAAAAAGAAAATACTACATTCAAAAGTATGAATTCACAATGATGGGATTTTTAATTGACGAGGATCAGTTTGAGGTAAGTCCCGCAATTACAAGGACGTTTCAAATATTTGAAACTGAAACTCCATATAAGAAAAGAAAGAAACGACAAGAAAATCCACCGGAGCCACAGGTGTTTGAATTTGTATTCCCAACAACAACCGATGAAACTGAGGAGTTAATTAACTACACATTTAATTTAGAACTTATGTCATCTGAAAATGTAAGTTCATTCCAAGTTTATATTAATGGTGATTATTATGGTGAAAATCTTAGTCAAATACAAATCAATACAAACGATACTTTATCATTACAAATTGTTAGGGTAAATGCTACTGAGGTTGCAAAGATAACATACATGCAACAACTAATTTAATTCTCTCCGTAGATATCTCTTTTTTCTTTACATTTCTCAAAGATTAAGTTCTCTAAAAACTTATACATTTTGATACCACGTTTATCACAATAACTCTTTAGAGTGTTATGAGCTTCAACAGAAATCTTTAAATTTTTTATCTTTTTTGGCTTATTTTCCATAGGTAGAAAAAAGGTAGAAAAAATTCTTACCAAAATATAAATAGTTTATAAGAAGTAAAGTTTTTACGAAAATTACTAATATTTATTATTAAAATAAATTAATAAAACATTTTTAAAACTATGGCTACTAACAGTAAAGTTTTTGTATCACCAGGTGTGTACACTTCTGAAGTAGATTTGAGTTTCGTTGCACAAAGTGTTGGTGTTACCACATTAGGTATTGCCGGTGAGACTTTAAGGGGTCCAGCATTTGAACCAATCTTTGTTAAGAACTACGACGAATTCCAAGTTTATTTCGGTGGAACTTCACCAGAAAAATTTGTAAATACACAAATCCCTAAATATGAAGCGGCATATATTGCTAAGTCATATTTACAACAATCAAATCAATTATTTGTAACAAGAATATTAGGATTATCCGGATATGATGCGGGTCCATCTTGGTCAATTGTAACTAAAGCTAACTTAGATCCTAAAACATTGGATTATTTTTGTTTAAGTGGTGTAACAGTTGATTGTGAACCAGTATGTGTTGTTAAAAAAGAATTGTCATTCTCAATTCCTTTTAGTGCTTGTACACTCAATCCAACTAACGTATTATTCTTAGGTGCTTTTCCGTCTGACATTGAAAGTATGTTGACTGAGGAATATGAAGAGTTAGATGGTGACATCACAACTCTTGATGACCAAATTAGTTTAATGGTCTCAGATGTGATAACAAGTAGTAACCCATCAACTGCGGAAGATGAGGTTGTTTACTATTTTGGTGCTATACCAGAAAGTGATTACACATATTTAAGTACAACAGGATATACACAAGAAACAAATGTTTTTGGTGTTGAGTCAATTCCTTTTGAATCTTTAGACACTTCATCACCACTTAACGATGCTTGGTATTATGCCCTTATGGACAATGTTGGTTCAGGTCTTTATACTGGTTATTCATTCTTTACAACAGTAACGGATTTAACAAATATAACACCGGTTACAACCACAACAACAAGTGCGGCACCAACGCCAACACCAACACCAGATCCTTGTGTTACTTTAACTCCAGTTCCACCAACGCCAACACCAACAGCCCCAATTGTAAATGAGTGCTATTCTGGTAATGTTACTGGTGTTATCTATTATTACACTGGAACATCATACACTGAATATGATGACTTAGTTGTTGTAACTTTAAGATCAAGAGGTATCTCAACTTATAGTACTGATGTTAACCCAGTTTACGAAATCACTGGTGTTACTGATGTTACTTTAGATATGACAGGTGTTTATTCTTCAGTTAAGAAAAATCCTTTCGCTAAATTTGCAATCAATGCGACAAATAAAGTTGGTACTGATTTTGACTTTGAGGTTTCATTGTCTTCAAACGACTCTAAAAATATCAATAAAGTATTTGGGAAAAGTAACTTTGGTAAACCAAGATTACAAACACCACTTATGGTTGAAGAAAATTTCCAAACTCTTTTAAGTTATGGATGGAATAAAGGATTTATTAGAGGATTAAGTTCTGAACTTGTAACAACAGAAGAAGCTCAAGCAAATGACCCTAATACAATTGGATGGTATTTAGATAGATTCCAGTCCCCTGTAACACCTTGGGTTGTTTCTGAAGTTAGAGGTAATAAAGTATTCAACTTATTTAAAGTTTATAGCATTTCTGATGGTAATTCAGCAAACACTGAAATTAAAGTGTCAATTTCTGATATTTCATTTAATAATTTAACATTCACATTATTGATTAGAGATTATTTTGATAGTGATGCTAACCCAACAGTTCTTGAAAAGTTCACAAATTGTTCTATGAACCCACAAGAAAATAATTTCATCGCTAAAAAAGTAGGAACTCTTGATGGTGAATACGTGTTGAATTCTAAATACATTTTAATAGAGATGAATGAGGACGCACCAATTGACGCTCTTCCTTGTGGATTTAGAGGTTATACATTTAGAGAATATCCGGGAGTAACATCTCCATTCCCAGTTTACAAAACTAAATATGATATACCTGGTGAAGTTGTTTATAACCCACCATTTGGATTATCTAACGGAATTGACGATGTATTTACAAGTCCTGGGGATAACGTAAGAAGAACATATCTTGGACTTTCATCATTCTGGGGTTACGATAGTGATTTCTTCCAATATAAAGGAAAAAGACGACCTCTTAATCTTTGTACTGGTGAAGGTGTTGAATGGGATTTCCAAACAAAAGGATACCATATGGACCAATTCGCTAGTGCTGTAACAATTTCAAGTGTTTACGCATCATCTGGAACTCCAGCGTTTGAGGTTGGTAATACATCATTCTCTTCTGAACCAACTGACCCTGAGAATCCTTACTACAGATTAAACTCAAGAAAATTCACAGTATTTGTTTATGGTGGATTTGACGGATGGGACATCTATAGAGAATATAGAACAAACGCAGATAAGTTTACTCTTGGTAGATCTGGTTTCTTAAAAGGAGCGTGCACATCAACAAGATACCCTAATGGTACTGGAAACGGACTATTCAAACAAATATCTATCGGTGATGGTAGTGTGGAATACGGTAACACAGATTACTATGCTTATATGTTAGGTATTAGAACATTTGCAAATCCTGAAGCTGTTAACATCAATGTATTTACAACACCGGGTATTGATCTTTACAATAACTCCGGTCTTGTTGAGGGTACAATTGATATGATTGAGAACGAAAGAGCTGACTCACTTTATGTAACAACAATGCCAGACTTTAATATGTTCCAAGCAACAACAACTGAATCTGATGGTTTAATTTACCCACAAGAAGCTGTTGACTTGTTAGAAGAAACAGGAATTGATTCTAACTACACAGCAACTTATTATCCTTGGGTATTAACAAGAGATACTGTGAATAATACACAAATCTACATACCACCAACAGCTGAAGTTACAAGAAACTTGGCGTTAACTGATAACATTGCATTCCCTTGGTTTGCGGCCGCTGGTTATACTCGTGGTATTGTTAATGCGGTTAAAGCTCGTAAGAAGTTGACACAAGAAGATAGAGATGTTCTTTACCTTGGTAGAATTAACCCAATTGCAACTTTCTCTGATGTTGGTACTGTAATCTGGGGTAACAAAACTCTACAAGTAAGAGAATCTGCTCTTGACAGAATTAACGTAAGAAGATTGTTACTACAAGCTCGTAAGTTGATTTCTGCGGTTTCTGTAAGGCTATTGTTTGATCAAAATGATCAACAAGTAAGACAGGACTTCTTGAATGCGGTTAACCCAATTCTTGATGCAATTAGAAGAGATAGAGGTTTGTATGACTTTAGAGTAACAGTTTCTAATAGTACAGAAGATTTAGATAAAAACCAACTTGTTGGTAAAATCTATATCAAACCTACAAAATCTCTTGAATTTATTGACATTACCTTCTACATCACACCAACAGGTGCTTCGTTTGAGGATGTGTGATAAAAATAGAATAAGGAAAAAGGGGGACAAGTTCTCCCTTTTTTTATTTATATAATATTTATTATTATGAATCACAAAAAATTAGTTAGAGAAATTCTTTTAGAGATGAAAAGCAATAGAAAGTTAAGACTCTATGCTTTTGACTGGGACGATAATATTTTACAAATGCCGACCAAAATCAAAATGGATCAAAAAGTTGGTAAAAGATGGAAACCAATTGAGGTGTCAACTGAAAAATTTGCGGAGATTAGAACAGAACCAGATTATAGAGTAAGAAATAACAACCCAAAAGAGGCTTTTATTGATTTTACATTACCGGACACTTTTTTAAGAGACTCAAAAGAGGCAATACTTAAAAATAAAAAATCCCCAAGTTTTAACAAATTTAAAGAAAGTTTAATTTACGCTAATCCATTTTCAATTATTACAGCTAGAGGTCACAACCCAGAAGTACTTAAAAAGGGTGTTAAAATGTTTATTCATTTAGTATTGTCACCAGAAGAAAAAGAAAAAATGTTAGAAAATATTATTGACACTTTAAAACACGAAAATGAATTTAGTGATGATTTTATTGAAAAATTAGAGTATTTGGATAAAAATCAAATTCTTGATTTATATCTTGACGAAAAAGGGGATTACTACCCGGTTTCATCTCCGGAGTTTGGAGAAAGATTTGGTTTAGAAGTTAGTGGTGGTGCGGCAAACCCTGAACATAACAAAAAGGTGGCCCTCGCGGACTTTATTTCAAAATATGACGACTTAATTAGAAGTGGCAAATATGTTAGTGCTTCATTAGGGTTTTCAGACGATGACCCAAGGAATGTTAAAGCTATGATAGAATTTGTAAGAAATGAATTATCAAGGATGTATCCAGAAGTTAAATTTATAATTCAAGATACTTCAGAAGGAGGATATACAAAAATTCATATAGAAACTGATAATAAAGAAGAGGAATTAAATGAAGGAATAATAATAGAGAACTTAATTAATAGAATTGTATCCAAAATTAAATCAAAGTAAATAGAAAAAATTTATTACGGATATATTTATAATAAAAAATAAACATAATTAAAAATTAAAAAACTATGGCTGATTTATTAATGAAGATGCCGGTTCCGTATGAGCCCAAACGACAGAACAGGTTTATCTTGAGATTTCCATCAAGTTTGGGTATAAATGAATGGTATGTAGAAAGTGCGTCTCGGCCTTCAATAAAAATAAACCCAACTGAGATTCAGTTCCTAAACACCTCAACATATGTTGCAGGTAGATTTACTTGGGATGAAATTTCAGTTAAATTCCGTGACCCAATTGGACCATCAGCCTCACAAGCACTTATGGAATGGGTTCGTTTATGTGCTGAATCAGTAACTGGTCGTATGGGTTATGCTGCAGGATATAAGAAAAATGTTGACCTTGAGATGTTAGATCCAACAGGTGTTGTTGTTGAGAAGTGGATTCTAGAAGGAACATTTTTAACTTCAGCTAACTTTGGTACATTATCTTATAGTCAAGATGCACTTGCTGATATTACTTGTGGTTTACGAATGGATCGTTGTATACTCGTGTACTAATTATTTTTTACATATTTTTACTAATCCCATATTTCAAGTATGGGATTTTTTATTTACAAAAAACATAAGTCAAGTATTTTTATAATAAAAAAGTTATGGATATAAGTGTAAATGATGCTGGACAAATGAATTTTAACTTACCACACGATGTTGTACCATTACCATCAGGTGGTATTTTTTACCCATCAAAAAAGAAATCAGTTAAAGTGGGTTATTTAACCGCAAGCGATGAGAATATATTACTTAATATTGAGGGTAATAAAACAATTAAAGAAACAATTGTATTACCACTATTAAGAAATAAACTTTACGAACCAGATCTTCGTCCGGAAGATTTGCTTGATGGTGATATTGAAGCAATACTTTTATTTTTAAGAAACACATCTTTTGGTCCGGAATATAAAGTAACACTTATTGACCCAAAAACTGAGAAAAAATTTGAATCATCAATTTTACTAGATGAGATGGATATCAAAAAATGTGAAGCACAACCAGATACTGATGGTACATTTACAACAACTTTACCAAGAAGTAAGGCGACTGTTAAATTAAAACTTTTAACACTTAGGGATTCGCTTGAAATTGAAAGTATTGTTGATTCATACCCTCAAGGAAGAACAGCACCAATTATAACATTAAGACTTGCCAAACAAATTGTTGAAATAAACGGATCACAAGACAGATCTGAAATTGGAAAATTTGTTGAGTCAATGCCTATAATGGATTCTAAATATATAAGATCATTTTTGGTAAACAATGAACCAAGATTAGATTTAAACAAAGAAGTTATAGCCCCGTCTGGAGAAAGAGTAATGGTAAACATTACTTTTGGGGTTGAATTTTTTCGGCCTTTCTTCTGAGTATAGAAAAATTATTATTGACGAATACATTTTTTTAGCAAAAATGCTTCATCTATCATATAGTGATTATTTGATAATGCCCACCTATTTTAGAAAGTATACCATTGACAAGTTACTTGAAGATAAAAAATGATAAGAAAGTATTTATAAAATAAAAAATGTTAATGTTCCAAAGTACAGAAGGTTCTGATGTTGAAGGTAAATCTGGTACCGGTGATTCGGCAGGAATAAAAGGTGATATACTAACAAAATCATTTACTGAAGGTTTCTATGCTAATATTGCCAAAGGTAGAGATGGTTTAAAGGAGGCATCACAATATTTTGCTGATATTGGTAATGCCCTTGTTAGTACTTCTGGTATTCTAAAAACATCTAGATTTTTAGATGATGAACAAGCTAGATTAAGAGGTTTTATTGGTTTAGGTTCACAAAAAGTTGATGAATTTAAAAAATTAATTGCAGATGGTGCGTCTAAATTTGCATCAATAGGTCTTGAGACTGCTGACGTTGGAAAGACATATCAAGCTCTAGCTGATACATTTAAAACTGATATTTCAGTATCTGATCAAGATTTACTTGAACTTGGTGCGACAGCAAAAGTAACTAATATTAATGCAAAGGATTTAGCTGGTGGATTTAGAGGTGTTGGTATTAGTATTCAAGAAGTTGGTGAAAATATGACACAGGTTGCAGAAATCGCAAGACAGGCAGGTGTTTCAGTTTCGGCAGTATCCGAACAAGTCGTCAAAAATCTAGATAAAATGAATATCTATAATTTTGAGGGTGGCGTTAAAGGCCTCGCAAAAATGTCAGCGCAAGCCTCAAAATTGGGAATTGATATGTCACAAATATTTACAATTGTAGATAAAGTATTTGACCCTAAAGGTGCTATAGAAACTGCTGCAGCAATGCAAAGACTAGGGGTTTCAGCAAACGCTCTTTTAGACCCATTACGATTGATGGATCTATCTCAAAATGACCCAACAGAACTTCAAAATCAAATTGTTAATATGTCAAAAGATTTTGTTCGTTTTAACAAAGAATTAGGCCAATTTGAAATTATGCCAGGTGAAAAAAGAAGATTAAATGAAATCGGAAAAGAACTTGGACTAGCTGATGGGGCAATTCAAAAAATGGCCCTTAACGCCGCTAATCTTGATATGAAAATGAAACAAATTAGATTCCCATCAAGTATTGCATCAAAAGAAGATAGAGAACTTATCGCAACTTTAGCTGAAGTAAACGCACAAGGTGTTGCTGAAATCAAAGTTGCAAAATTAGACGCAGAAGGTAATAGAACTGGTGAATATAGAACAGTTGAAGCTTCACAACTCACAGTGAAAGAACTTGAAAACATCAAAAAAGATCAAGAACTACGAGGCAAATCAATGGAAGAAATTGCCTTTGACCAATTAAGTGAACAAACAAAATTAAATGCAAATTTTAAATCTTTAGTTGAAGCAATTGGAATGGGAATTGCAACAAAAAAAGATGTTCTTGCTGGTTATGATTTTGCAACAACAACCACTAGAGAAAAACTTTTTGGTGATAAAAGATTAGGTACTGAAGGTTTTGTTACACCTATGTACACCGAAACTGAAACCTGGAGGAAATTTGGTGGCGAAAAAGGTACTGAAGTTTTGGCAAATGTGGCAAAAACTCTTGTGACAGACTTAAGTAACGTTATGACAAGTTTAAGTAGTTTTGATTTAACTAATTTTGATTTTACTGGAGCACAAAATATGATAGATAATTTAGGTAAAAATATTAAAGATATTTTTGGTGGTACATATGATTATATTGCCGAAAAAGCAAAAGAGTTCGGAATCGGTGGATCAACAACCGACCCATATAGTAATTTTCAAGAAATGGGAGGAGGTACAAATACAACATTAAACAAAGTTGAACAAAAAATTTCAAGTCAATCAATCTCACAAAATTTAAATGCGATTGAATTTAAGCCAATTGATATTAATGAAAATATAAAAGTTGATGTAAATGTAACAATGGACCCTAATTTACAAAATCAAGCACTAACAACATTAATATCACAAGGTGTTGAAAAGTGGTTTACAGGTGCTGAAAGTAATAACAACATTAATTTGATTAGATCAAGAATTATGGATGTTGAAAATAGGTATAATTTAACAGGACCAAGACTTACTAATAAAGATTAATATTTTTATAAAAAGTAACAACAATCTATTTATATTAAAATGAAATAAATGTCAGAAAGCTCATTATCATTTGCATCATCCTCATCGTTTAGGAACACTCTTATTGCCAGAAACCTGGCACCATATAATGTTCCCGGAGCTTATACAGCACCAGCAGGTGATGTTGTATATGAAGCAACGCCACTTTCTGATAATTCAGTAATTGATTCACCAAATGACTTAGTAGGAACAGCAGTTCAAGCAAATGAACTTTATCCGTTAAATGAGTATGGTCCAGAAGGTGGTTATAGTGTAATTGTAAACACAAATAATCCACCACTTCCAGTTGAGTCAAACCAAGGAGAATATGGATATGAAGATAGTGATTTAGAACTTATAAATGAATTCTATATTGATGCGGCATATGTAAAAAATGCATTTGGACCAGAAGCTGGTTACAAAGATTTGGTAATTGTAACTGACGTAACCCCTGGATACCAATATTTTTTACCATATTATGATTTAAATCCGCTTGTATTTATTCCTTCACAATACACGCCATTTGAAATTATTACATCAAATACACCACAAGGATCAGATGGGCCTTTATCACAAGATTCATTTCTTGCAAAAATAGGTGCTGATTCTTTAAAATTTGCTTTTGAAGAAAGAATTGCATATGAAGAGCAACAAATTTTAAATAGTGTTGTAAATTTAGATTCACTACAAGACCCATTTGAGGCAAGTCTTGTTGCAACGGGACAACAACCACTTATTGGTAAGAACTGGAAAATTACTGTACCAGAAAACCCATTACTTGCTGGTGTAAATCTTTTAAATAGAATAACTGGAACTTATTTTCCAGTATCTTTTATTCCTGGTGATTACTTTGATGAAACAAATCAAGTTCTTTCACCACAAACAGAAAATGCATTAAATGTTGTTAATAATTTAACTGGTGGACTACTTGGCCCAATATTAAACAAATATAGAAATCCGTCAGAATTATTTTTATCAAACACTGGGTACGGACAAAAATCTGTTTTATTTAAAAGTTTAGATTATAACAAATATAGACCAAGTTATAACAAAGGATTACTTTTGGGTGCTACAACAGCCATTAATAACTTATTAGGTAACAATACAACACAAGGTGGTGGATTTTATGTTGGAGACGAAAAAACTGACCCATCAAGAGTTGATTCACCAGATAATGAAATTCCGGTTGACGCTTATGGTAAACAACAACCATCACCAGTTTACGGACCGTCTGAACTTGGAAAACTATATGAAGGTAACGACACAAAAATAAAATTTGGTCTTGCCGGTAAATCATATTCGGACCAAGGGGGTATTACAGGACAATTTACTTGGGTATCACCAAAATATAAAGATAACTTAGGCTTTAAAGTAAAACCTGGCGGAGACCCAACAAGTCAGGACGAAGAATTTTTTGAAGTTAAAAATGAATTTAATGATGATACCGAATCTACCGGATTTGAGTTTAAACAAGGGTCAATACTTGATAATACTCAACGACTTGTAGACTCTGCTGATAGTGTAACTGGTATTAGAAGATTACAACACGTTGGAAACGCAATTAATCAAGTATCAAAAGTTTTCAATGATGGGTATAAAGAAATGACAAAAGGGTCAAGGGTTGTTTCATATACCGATAACACATCTGGAGCTGAAGCTGGAATTGAATATTGTAGAGTATTTCAAAAAGATACACCATATCTAACATATGCTGATTTACAAAAAACTGATGGTATTACAACAGCTGGAAGAAGATTTAATAATTCAGTTCTTGATAATACATTTAATTTAAATATTGCACCATTAAGAAATCCAGGATCAACAAACATTGTTGATGGTAAGGTAAAGAAATATATGTTCTCACTTGAAAACTTAGCTTGGAGAACATCAGACAGACCAGGGTTTACATATCAAGATTTACCGACTTGTGAAAAAGGACCAAACGGAGGTAGAACTATGTGGTTCCCACCTTATGATTTAAGTTTTAGTGAATCCTCAAGAGCCACTTGGAACCCAACATCATTTTTAGGTAGACCAGAACCAATATATACATACAAAGAAACAACAAGAGGTGGAAGTATAAGTTGGAAAATTATTGTTGACCACCCATCAGCGATGAACACAATTATTGAAAAACAACTAGCAAACGTTCCACCAGAAAGAATTGACTCAATAATGGATTCATTTTTTGCTGGTTGCGTAAAATATGATTTATATGAACTAGCAGCTAAGTTTAATACAATACCTACCGACAAATTATATACTTATCAACAAATATTACAAAATCCGGGTGCAACCGATGAAGAAATTAAGTTGGTAAATCAAGAAATTGTTGGTAATACCGGTGGACAAGGAACGAATGGATCAAATAGTACATCTGATGGTAGTAAAAAGGGTGATAATCAAACAACAGAAACATTCACATCTAAAGTTAGTGATGTGACACAAGATACATTTGGTAACGATTTAAACAAATTCATTGGTTATGGTTTTTACTTTGACAATGACTACCCAATTGGACAAACAAGTTTTGAAACAAATTTAAATTCATCCTTCCAATTTTGGTATGATCAATATATAGGTAAAAAATCAACAGATTACGTGTCAAAAGCACCGGCAAAAGTAATCAGCGCTGGGAAAGAGTACACCTCTAGTGGTGTTGCACCATTTTTCAATAAAGTTGTTGAAGGAAATTTTAACGCAATAAAAACTGAATTCCTACCTAAACTAAAAGAACTACTTGTTGATTATCAAGGAAAAGTTACAATAGAACTAACTGGCTCCGCATCGGCGCCAGCAAAAGAAGCTTATAATAAAAAATTATCACAAAGAAGAAATAGTGTTGTTGAAAATTGGTTTAAAGATCAAACTGTTGGTGATAAAAAAATAAGTGAGTGGATTGAAGGAGGACAAGTAAAATTTTCTTTTAGTTCGTTAGGTGAAGAAACTGTAATACCTAATACAAGTGGTGACCCTAGTATTACAAATGTTGTTTGTACCGCGGACATACAAGATGCTAGTACAAATAAAGTAACATCTTTATCACAATGGTATAGTGTACCAGCGATGGCTTGTCGCAGAGTCGCAATAACTAAAATTAATATTGATAGTTTTACACCGCCACCAGTAGATATTGAAGTTGTAGAAGTACCAGTTGTAAATCCTATAGTTCCGGTTGACAATAGAAGATTTAATTGTGTTGATGGTAATTGTATTGAAGTTACATCACCAAATGATCCAGCACAATTTACTGGTGAAACAAATTGTCGTAATGCTTGTGGTAAAGAAAATATTGAAGCACCAAAACCAACACCAACACCAAAACCAACTATTGATAAAAAAATTAAAGATGGTATTTCTAAACAAGTATTAAGAACATTATTTTCTGAATGTGATTATTTTGAGGTAATCAAAGAAACAAACCCAATGGTATACTCAAGCTTTAAAGATAAAATAAAATTCTTTAATCCGGCCTTCCATTCAATGACACCAGAAGGATTAAACGCTAGACTTACATTCTTACAACAATGTGTAAGACCTGGACAAACAATTCCAGTAATTGGTCCGGATGGTAAACCAAAATATAATGATGCTAGAAATACATCTTTTGGGGCACCACCAGTGCTAGTTCTAAGAATTGGTGACTTCTTCCACTCAAAGATAATACCAAATGATTTACAAATATCATATGAACCACTTTTATATGACATAAATCCTGAAGGAATTGGGGTACAACCTATGATTGCAAAAATTTCATTAGGTTTTGACTTTATTGGTGGGCAGGGTCTTGCAAATCCGGTCCAACAACTACAAAACGCACTTTCATTTAATTTCTATGCAAATACAGAAATATATGACGAAAGGTCAATCCCAACAGAAAGTACAAAAGATAAAGACGAAGCTTTAGTTCAAAAAATATTAAATAACAATCCGGGATTAGGGGTTAACAATGGTGATATACAAAATTTAATCCCAGAAAAGGGTGGAAGTACTATTGGTACCATACTATCAACTAGCAACTTTGACGATGGTGCATACCAAACTGGTAATATTGAATATACTAAATTATTTGAAAATCTATCAACATCAACAAATACGTATTTTACAACAATATTTAACCAACTTAAATCAATAAACGAAGTTAGAAATTACCCAACACTACAAATACTTTCTAAAACTAGGAATTATAGTAAAGGTAATTTACCGGAAAAAGAAAATGAACAGGCAATACCACCAATAGAAGTTGAAATTCTAGGTAAGATGATTCAATATGAAGATTTAGTAACTAGTTTAATTAAACAAACTATAAAAGATATTGAAGATGATAATTGTCCATTAGTTAGACCTATTGCAACTGATGAATATTCTAAACAAACAAAAAGAGAATACAAAAATAAACTAATTGAACTTGTCTCAGAACAAGAAAATAAAATACTTGACGATACCGTAGGTTTTATTAATGAACTTACAAACTATCAGCAAAATTATGTTCAAATATTTAAAGATTTGGATCTTGTTATTGGAAACGTAATTGATGGTTATAAATTAGAGACAGGTAAATATAAAGTTTATAATTTAGATAATGTTCTAAATCAATCAAAACAACAAGAGTTACAAAAAATTTATCCAGATAAAATTGTAACAAATTTAAATGATTATTTCAAAACCATAAATGATAAAAAAATACTAAATAATAGTTTTGTAGATGATAGTAATTTTACATTTGTACCATTAGTTAATGGTATATTGTTAGATGATGCGGATCTTAGATTTTACTTTGTTATGTCAAATATCTTTACTGATGATAGTAAGTATAATACATTTGTAGAAAGTATTATTACTGAAAGAGTAAAACTTAACACAACAATGGAAAATACAATAAAAGAAACTTGTGCAAGTGTTAAAACAGAACATATAAAAGAATTTGATGCTGAGAAAAAGGTATTTACCGATTTTGAAACAAGTCCTGAATATCAAAAATTTGTTAATTTTAAAATTGACAAACCAGAAAGTGAACTTGAGTACTCAACAGAGGTAAACGACAATACAAAGGACAATCAAAAATTACTCAAAGAAGCGTATAGTGATTTGAATACAAATAAAAAGAAAAACACCTTCAACGGTAAAGTGGCATTTGATTAATTATGGCATTGCAATATTATAATAGATATAATCAATTTTTGTTTAACGGAGTACAAACAACTGTTCCGTACGTTGACTTACCAAGTAAACCAACTGATAAGAAGTATATCTATATTATGGGTAAATCAAGACTTGATAAAATATCACAACAATATTATGATAGTCCATTTTTTGGTTGGTTAATTATGGTTGCAAATCCTGGATATACCGGATTTGAATCTAACATTCCTGACGGAGCGGTCCTTACAATACCATTTCCATTAGTCACGTCTTTACAAGATTATAAATTACAAGTAGATAATTATTTCTTATATTATGGTAGATAATTCAGAAAATATATTAGTTGAATTTGATTACCAAAATATATCACTAATAGACCCAAACAAAATTGTTGATTTAGATGGTAATGTACAAGATAGACTTATACAACAAGAAAATCTTGTTATGTATGCAAATCTTGAATGTTCTGTTTTACCAAGAACAAAATTAGCGGTTGGTGTCCCACAAACCGAAGCCATAAGAACAGTGTCTGTAGGTAAAATTAATTTTTTAAATCCTGGATTTAGAGAATTTTTAGACAATGCCTGGAGTGATGAAATAACTGGTAAGGACACACTACAAGGTAAAGGTGTAAATCAACCAGCAATTAATATTACAAAAAATCCAGATTTATCTGATGATTATTACTATAGTCAGATAATAAAATCAAATGGCGACCCAGGAGCTGTAGATAATGGATTACTTGGTATTGTTGATATTAATGTAAATATAGGTACTGATTTTTTACCAGTAATTGAAATTACCCTTGAGGATGTTAAAGGTAGAGCTTTATTTGAAGCTGGGAACAACTCCCCATATGCCGCCTTTTTTAATTTACCTTATCCATTATTTTATTTAACACTTAAAGGATATCTTGGAAAAGCAATTAGAATTCCATTAATGTTACAATCATTTAATGCTTCATTTGACCCATCAACACATAATTTTAGAGTAAGGTGTGAGTTTTATACTTACAAATATACACTTATGGCCGATATCACTTGGGCACAAATGATGGCTGTTCCATCAATGTATAGAGTTAAAGTTGATAAACAAATTATAAATTCTGATAATCCAGCAAATACTAAAACAACTGTAGAACAGACACATAGTAGTGGTGGCCTACAAAAAATGAAAGAAATTTATTCGGAATATAAATCAAAAGGTTTAATTGCTGATGATTTTCCTGAAATAACAATTCTTGAATTAAAAACAAGACTTGAAAAGTTAATTACAAATATTGAAGAACAATTTAAAAAAACAAATTTAGATAAAATAAATAAACTTGAAAGTTACACTGACACCATTGCCGAGTATACAAAAAAAGTTTATTACGAATTACAAACATCTTGGGCTAGAGAATTTTGTGATCAAGAACTTGTGTTTATTCAAAACAATACAAATGAAACTATATTTTATCAATTTAGAAAAGACTTAATTAACGATAGTGAAAACCAAGAAAAGGCTTTACAAAATCTAGAATCAAAAATAACCAAATATAACACACAACTTACATCAAATCCGGTTGTAGGAAAAGACATACCAGTAGCTATTACACCAGGCATTTTTTTCAAACCAGTAACAATTAATGATATCAATATTGAAAAAACATATAAAAAAAGAAATGGTGTTCCACTCCAAACTAATGAATATGAAAAGTTTAGAAATCAAATAGCAAATGAAATTATAAACGGAGTAAGTTTAGGAAAATATAAGGGATTAATTGTTTTTGATGGTGTCAACTCGTTTTTGGATGTTATAAAAAACATTGAAGAAAAATTTGTTACAAAAAAACAAGAAGTTGAGGAAAGTTTAACAAAAGAAATACAAGCGCAATTTGAAAATAAAACTAATGGATTAGGATTTCAACCAACCATTAGAAATGTTATGGCTGTGTTTTTTGCACAAGGTGAAGCATTTTTAAGATTATTAGATGATGTTCACACTAAAGCTTGGGATTTAAGAGATGATCCCAATAGACGAAAAGCCGTTTTAAATACAAGTAGTGTTGATAATAAAAATAACGAAATTAATACACCAATATATCCTTGGCCCCAAGTTATCGGTGAAGTATTGGAAGATGGGAAAGAAAAGTATGTTCTAAAATATCCTGGTGATAGCGATATTGCAACAAAGATAAATGCGTATTTCCCAGAAATATGGCCAGAGGTCCAGTTTGTTGAGGAGTTCCTAAGAGGGTTTACAGAAAGAGAGAGTCCTAGCATTAGCGCTGGGGACACAGGTAACTTTTTAGATAAACCAGATAGATTTAGCTTCAATGCCATTGAGTTCACAATAGGTAATGATGTGTATCAAAACACTGAAGAAGTTAAATTCTTTTATGAGATTTACGAAAGAATGTTACTTAATTCTTTTTATACAAAAATGAATAGAAATAGTGTTAAGCAATATAACATAAATTCTTTTGTATCTGAATCTGAATCAAGTGATATTGTTAAAGCGTTGGGAAATGATAATCCGTTTTTAATTAAAAAATTAAAAGAGTATGATATTAATGCGCAAAACTATCAAACATTCTTAAAACAAATATCAAATCAAGGTGAGGGACCATCTTACCAAAATTTTATAAGAAAAGAGTATAATACATCATATATTAAAAATGACGTTAATGTACCATTCTTTTTATATAAAGGTTCAATCCTCCAAAGTAATGCCGCGCTCCCAAGTATTGGTTTAACAAAAAATGATGAAAGTGTTGCATATTTTGAAAAAAATATTGTTGATGAATTTGATTTTACTGATTTGTATCCATTAACAAACTTAACCTGGTGTAAAGATAATTTAGTAAATGGTGTTGCAATACAATCAGAGGGTGATACATTTAAAACAAGTGACACACTTGAATATAACACATCAATAAAGTTAATAAAAAATAAAACATTATCACCTGTTACAAACTTTAATTATAAACAAGATGTTTTTAATCAGACTTTAAATTTAACAAACTTAAATACATTTTACACAACTAGACAAATTAAAGACCAGTTTGCAACGGAGGGTAATGTTACATATGAAGGGTATGATGGTGGACTAACACCAAACCAAACAACATCAATTTTTAATACACCAATATTCTCAAATGCAATACAACTAGGTGTAAAAAACGCAACGTATGATCAAAATGATTTGTCACCATTTAAAACGGCCGCATATCTATTTTTGAATAGTCTACCATTAGCAACATTAAGAGATAAATATAAACTTTATAATTCAGATGGTAGTGTATCAACTAAAGGGTATATATTACCTTCATTACTAAAATTTGGTGCGGTACACGAATTACCATATGCTTGGGTTTTAAAATATGGTTCTATATGGTATAGATATAAAAACTGGATTGAAAATGGTGTTGATATATTAACCGATGTCTGGAAAGACACGGATTACATATATAACTATGATCCATTTTATTCGGCATCAACAACACAATATCAAGTAAATGTTGATGGACAAAACTACGATATATTTTTGGATGAAACAGCCACCATTGGAACAAATTATAAAGACATTATAAATACCGGGTTCTATCCGAAATTAATAAATGATTATAACACATTTTTCCAAGGGTCTAAAGTTTTTTCAGAATTAAATGATATTACCGGAACTTATTATGTGAGTGGAGATACCCTTGAAGTTCTATCAGTAAATTTTATTGCGTTAGAACCAGGTGAAACACTTTCAGGGAGTTCTCTTGACCTAGGTACAAAAATTGTTTCACAAATAAGCGGTGTACCAGGGTCAACTGGTTTTTACAAAATATCACCAAGTCAAACAACAAATATATTAACAGGTCAAACACCAGGTAATTTTATTGTTACAAATAAAAAGGTTGGGGTTTTTTCAAACCAAAATATACAAAATGCAATTAACACCAACTTTAAAATGTTAATATCACCACCAACAGTGATAAATGCACCATTTGGTTACGATATTACAAACCCAACTACAGCTATTAACGTAACACCTTGGAATTGTTATGTTTTAAGTCAAGATAATCAATCAATTTATTTGATGCCTTCGCTTGGGTCCAATGTCAATCAAACTTCAAGTGAGTGCTTTTCATTAACAAATACTAAAATACTATCGGTACCTAATAATCCGGCGGTTCATAATGGTTCTGTTAGATTATTCTGGCAAGCACCAAATTATGGTTATTTTGATGTTAGTAAATTAATTAAACCAAATCC